GACCGCCGCTGCGGTACATGCTCACTGGGACAACACGGGCGCGTACCGTCACGGATGGCTTGACGGCGGCGCAAATCTTCAAGGCTGGCGACACAGTTGTGCACCGTGGGCACAAATATGCCGTCCTTGAACGCAACCTCATGGGTTACAGCACTCTGCGCTTGAGCTTGGTCGATTGGACTTTCGGCCAAGCAGTGCGTGGTGCTATTGATGCGACGATCCGCCTCCCGTTCAACATGCTTTGTCGTGTTGTTCCCGATGCGTTGGTTCCATCATCCTTGAGGGCCCCCCGGAGCACCCATGTGGTGCCGCACGGACTGGTGAATGTGGCTCAGGGCGTCATGTCCAGAGCACAATACGCGACCTTTGCTAAGTACCTTCCTGAGGAACAGCAGGCCACGTTTGGAATCTTCCGGTCTACCTCTGCGGCAGTTGGGTATGAGGGGGAATTCTTCACGCCAGCAGTCGATGCAGTCCAAGCATCGAAAGAGCTGGTTTCCGTGTCAGCCACCATCCCGCACTCCCTCGCTGGGGGGGCGCCTTTTGCCCATGGTAAATGCTTCTCCTGTGGAGATGAATACCGACGTGGCAAGAGGATGCCCGGCAGATTGTGCGGTTGCCCCATGACGCCGGCGGCGCGCAGTGCTGCTCAGGGTCACCATGTCTGTGCTCTCAACTCTGTGGTCTACCCCGGGGTTGTGAGCACTAGTACATGCCACCCGCCGCTGAAGTCTGGGAAGAAGTCTGCTGCAGGGCCGCAGGCTTTTCGGTTTCGCCACTGAGTGTTGAGGAGGTGCTCGCACTCCCCACGCGCTCCGTGCCAGGCCCTAGGCTTGGAGGCGTTGGGCTCAGTGGCGCAATACCGTTCATTTCGGATCGTGGACCAAGGGTCCTTTCGGAGGCAATTTTGTACCGGGTGTTTGCGGACGTGAAGTCAACACCCTGGTCACCAGCCTTTCTTGCCGCGCGTGCCAACCTTAAGCACTTGCTCGGTGACTTTCTTCTGGAAGCAAAACCAGGGGACGGTTGCCCGATGAGCCTGTGGGACTGGATTAAGAGCATGCCAAGTCGGCGCAGGAAGGCGTTGGTTCGTGCCCTGAAGGACCGCGAGGAGCGTGGAGAGCCATCCAGCCAATACAACGAGATTCACCCGTTCGTCAAGTCTGAGAACTTGGCCAAATTCGGCGTGAAGAACGGAGTATACTCGGTGTGTTACACGGAATATGTCGCCCGGCTCATCCAGGCGCCACACGACGAGACACACCTGGATGCTGGTCGCTACCTCAAACCTCTGGTTCCACGTCTCAAGGAGCAGTGGTCGTGGGAGAGTCCAATCTTCTACGCCAGTGTGGCTCCTGAGAAGCTTGACAAGTGGCTCAACCGAGTCTGCGGTGCACAGTCCTTCTTTTGGGCGGACTACAGCAGCTTTGATGCCACTTACAGCCACGAAGCATGG